GAGCAATGGCTCTCACTATTGGAGGCAGTCTTGCTGCGGCTGAGATGATTACTGGAAACCTTCCTGCTAATCCTCGTGAACGTGCTCGCTGGCAAACCCTTGGCATTCGTCCTCGTTCTGTCAAGATTGGTGATCGGTGGGTCTCTTACAATACTCTTGAACCGCTTTCCAACATTCTTGCTGCTTCGGCAGACCTCGTGATGCTTGCTAAGAGTGGTCTTAATGAAGATTGGGTAGAGAATCTTGTCGGACAACTAGGTCTGTCTATCGCAGCATCGTTTACCGAAAAGAGTTACTTTGCTGGCCTTGAAGCCCTTGCGGCCTTTGCTGATCCTACTCAATTGATGAAGGGTGACACGGCGCTTAAGGGCCTCCTTCAGACTGGTAATAACATGGTGCCCCTTGCCGGTGCTCGTAGAGCTTTGGCTAATTCCTTGGATCCCTACATGAGGGAATTTGAGAACGAATATCAAAAGGCCGCAGCTGCTGCTATTCCGGGCTACAGCCGCTTCCTTCCAGAAAAGATCAATGTTCTTACGGGTCAACCGCTCAAGGGCCCTAATGGCGGCCCCTGGAATGCACTGGTGCCGTTTGAGACTGGCCCCGATAATAAGGATCCAGTTGCCAAGATGTTGATGGAAGCTGAGTTTAATTGGGGCGATACCCTTGAGGTAAGTCCTATGGGTTATCGACTCAGTGGTGAAGAGAAGAGCTACATCCGCACCGAAATGTCTCGTAACGGTCTACGTCAAGAGTTGGATGATCTTCGTAAGCTTTCTTGGTTCAAGCAAGATATTGCTAACTGGAAGGCTCGCAGTATCGGTGACATTGGCACAGATCGCAATCAATGGCCACGGTTTTATACTGCTATCCAAGACATCTGGGAAAGTAGTCGCAATAGGGCTTTTGACCGCATGGAAACTGAAAAGATTGAAACTGGTCAGAAAGTCGTCGAACTCCGAAAGGCTCAAACCAACATTAAGGCTGGTCAATATGACCTTAGTAAACCCATGACTGCCGAGGACTTTAGTTCTGCGGATGAGGCAGGCGCTACTGAAGTCTACAATCAACTAATTAACTTTGGCAAATAAGTTCCCTAAATAGATGGCAACAACCTCAAACACATACACGGGGAATGGCACTAACAAGTTATTCTCCATTACTTTCCCATATCTAGATACGTCTGACATTGATGTTTACCTTAACGGTACTCTTCAGACGGTTACAACTCAATACACATTTGCCAACGCTACTACGGTTGAATTTGTTGCTGCTCCAGCTAATGGGGCAACGATTCTTCTTGACCGTAGTACGGATGACGCTGCTCTTCAAGCTACGTTCTTTCCTGGGTCATCCATCAAAGCTAATGATCTAAACTTTAACTTTGATCAGGTCCTGTACTTATCACAGGAAACCAACAATAATGTAGCCAATGCTGTTGCTGGTCAAATTCCTGATGGGACTATTAACAGTGCCAAAATTGCTGATGGGGCTGTTACCAGTGCCAAAATTGCTGATGATTCTATTGTTAATGCAGATGTAAATTCAGCGGCTGGTATTCTTGCTAGTAAATTATCCTTTACCCAAAGTGGTAGCGGTGCAACAGCAAGAACCGTTGACAGCAAACTCAAAGACACAGTATCCGTAAAGGACTTTGGGGCAGTTGGGGACGGCACGACGGATGACACTGCGGCTATTCAGGCAGCCCTTGATTCCATTTCTACAACAGGAGGTACTGTACGAGTTCCAGCAGGAAAGTACAAGCTAACAAGTCTCATTTTAATTCCTGCATATGTAACTCTTGAAGGTTCTGGACGAGCCGATGGTTCATCTAGTGCTTATGCTACAAGACTTCAAATTGCATATGGTGGTAGAGCAGTAAGACTTAATGGTACTAAATCTGCCATTTCTAATCTTACTATTAAATACACAGTAACTGCAACCACTGATGAAGCTATCTACGCTGAAAATGTTGCTGACCCTTTAATTAATAACATCTATATTGTCGATGCTTATAATGGAGTAACACTTAAGTCTTGCAACACTCCAATAGCCACTTACTGTGACGTTGTAAATTGTGTGGGCTCTTATTCGTTTAAGGTTCAAGGCGATTCGGTACTTGGTCCCGGCGATAGTTTCCTATTGAATAATGTTTCAGGAGGGTTTACTGGAACTGGCCCAGCTGGATTTACACATTTAATTATTGATAACTACGCTAACTCAGGCAAGGTTAGGGGTTATAGATTTGTCAAGGGTGATTATGGTATTAAAATTCAAGGCACTCTTGACGATCCAGATGATATTTGGTTTGAAAGTGGAGGCTGTGATAATCAGTTAATTAATGGATACAGGTTTTCAACTGGACAGCAAATTTACTTAAATGATGCTTGGGTAGGTCAAGCAGTAGAAAGTGGAATAGTTTTTTCTAGTACTTTTACTGGTAATGCCAGCATTGTATCTCCTAGGGTTAGAGGTTCTGGCCAACATGGAATACAAATTGATGGCGGAAAAGTTATTCACATTTTGAATCCTTTGGTGGGTCAAAATAGCACTACTACATCTAACGCTTATAGTGGAGTTGCAGTTTCTGGTATTGTAGAAAAACTGACTATTATTGGTGGTACTTGTGGGACATTGGAATCAGGTGGTAGCAACACACAAAAAGATGGCATTGATTTAAGCAATGCAAGTATAACCTTGGTAAGTATTCAAGGAGTTAATCTTTCAGGTAATGTTACACGTGGTTTTACTACTTCATCCACATCTAGAGAAATATTCGTTCGCAACTGCCCTGGATATGATCAGATTGACGGTTACTTTACAATCAATCTTGCTGGAACAGTTGCAAACGGTACATACGATCTAGCTCTCCTGGCTAACAAAAAAATTCTTGTTAAAAGTGTCACTCGCGTTTTATCTGCTGGTACTTGTAGCGTAAGACTCTTAGATAATGGAGCCAGTGGGATGACTTCAGCAGTCAGCACTACAACTACTGCTACAAATTCAAATCTTGCTACACCCATTACAGTAGATGCAACTGGTGGCGTAAGGCAATTAACTGTAACGGTAACGTCAGCTTCAGCAGCTTCTGGACTTTTGGTTACTTTTGGATACCAATACTTAGCAAGTAATGGATAATTCTATTGTATAACATAATTTTTATTTATGGCCAAACCTAAATCACTCCAAAAGGTGCTCCACGTCCCAGGGGCACCGAAGAAAACCCGTCAAGGACAGGGACAACACAGCCTTCCTAAAGGCACCCGCAAACTTTCTCGCGGTCAAGGCCGCTAATCATCATGCTTACCTTTCTTGGACTTAAAGTTTCTTACGAAACCCTCGCCTTTCTTGCCCTGTTTCTTGGTTCCGAAGTTGTCGGGGCCAGCAAACTCAAGGAGAATAGCATTGTTCAACTTCTTTTGAATGCTGTTAATTCCCTTAAACCTTTCCGTTCGGAAGACGATAAACTCCAGAAGATTAAGGATTCCATCCTCAAGTGACACCGTGACTAACATTACGTTAGCAGTTCCTCAATACTATCTTCAAACGGATAGTGCTACCCAGCATGGGGACCGTATGTGCTTTTCTAGTACGTGCGCCATGGCCGTAAAATACCTAAAGCCTACTTCACTTTTGGGGTCTAACGCTGATGATGACTATCTCCGTACTGTGCTGCGGTATGGAGATACCACTCAGGCCCTAGCACAGATCCGTGCTTGTTCCCATTATGGGGTTAAAGCCACCTTTTTAAAGAATGGCACCCGTACTACCCTTGAAAAGGAACTAGAAAAAGGCTATCCAGTTGGCTGTGGAATCCTTCATAAGGGCCCTGCTCACGCTCCAATGGGTGGTGGACACTGGATGCTCGTAGTGGGCCTTACCGATACACATGTTATCTGCCACGACCCCTTTGGAGAGATGGATAATGGCAATGGTGGATACCTAAAACCCGGTGTTGGTGGTAAATATGTCCCCTATACCTGGAAAAACTGGTCCAAACGATGGATGGTAGAGGGTAATGGCTCTGGATGGTACATAACCTTCCGTCAAACACAGCCAAAACCTGATTAATCTTATTAAGAAACGTACTTAATTATCATGCCTTACGAATTTTTTATTGATGCTAACGGCAATGGTCCTAGCCGTGTTGCCCGGATGGAGAATCCTATTCCGGTAACCCTCGACAGTGGTTCAGTTACAATTGATAACATCACTGTTCCTACTTCAGTCACTGTTAATAACACAAGTGGTTCTCCAGTTCCCGTTTCTGATGCTGGTGGTACCCTTTCAATTGATGATGGTGGTGGATCTATTACCGTAGATGGTCCCCTTACCGATGTTCAACTCCGAGCTACGGCTCTTCCCGTGTCGGGACCCCTTACTGACACCCAACTCCGCGCTACTGCGGTTCCTGTGTCGGGGCCTTTGACGGATACCCAACTCCGTGCCACCCCCGTGCCGGTATCTGGTGGGTTGACTGACACCCAACTTCGGGCCTCTGCGGTGCCTGTGGTGAGTTCTGTGGCAGTCCGTACCCCTACCACCACGTCGGTGAATGGTACTGCTTCTAGCACGACCATCTTGGCGTCCAATGCCAACCGCAAAGGATTTTCTGTTAGCAACATCAGCACCAGTAAACTGTACCTTTCGTTTAGCAATCCAGCAACTGTTGCTAACTGCTTCATTGAAATGCAACCTGGATCGTTCCTGGTGTTTGATCAACAGTTGATTGTTACCAGTGCCATTTATGGTATTTGGAGTAATGCTGCTGGTGCTGCTCAAGTTACTGAGTTTGTCTAATGCCTCAATATATTCCGGCTCCTGAAGGTAATGATAGTCCTGGTGTGGCAGCTGGGGGTACTGAGAATCAATACCTTCGTAAAGCGAGTGATCTTAATTACGATACGGAATGGGCAACACTTCCGTCTTTAGGTTCTGGTGTAGATGCTGCCACAGCACCTATTACTTATGACACCAATACACAAGTCATCAGTACCAGTATGGCAACCAACAAATTGTTGGGACGCTCAAGTGCTGGTACAGGTGTAGCCGAAGAAATTAGTATTGGTAGTGGTTTAACTCTTTCTGCTGGTTCGCTATCTGCAACAGGTGGTGGCGGTGGCGGAATCACCGATGGCGACAAAGGCGACATCACGGTTTCAGGCAGTGGCGCCACTTGGACCATCGACAGCGGGGTCGTCACCAGCGCCAAGATTGCAGACGGCACCATCGTTGACGGCGACATCAGTGCCACCGCCGAGATTGCGGTCAGCAAACTAGCCGATGGTGCTGCTCGTCAACTACTCCAGACCGATGCCGCTGGCACTGGTGTTGAGTGGACCAACGACGTAGACATTCCTGGAACACTCGACGTCACAGGTGCCTCCACGCTGGACTCCACGGTTCGCATTGGTGTTGCCAGCACCAACGCAAATGGCGGGATCTTGCAGCTTAGTTCTGGGATTACCTTCCCAGCAACAGCAGTTGCAGCGACTGATGCCAATACTCTAGATGACTACGAAGAGGGATCGTTTACGCCAACTGCTATTGGAACAACGACTGCTGGCACTGGCACCTACACAGGGCAAGCTGGAAGGTACACAAAAATTGGAGACTTGGTGACAATACGGATTCGAATAAGTTGGTCTGCTCATACGGGCACCGGCAACTTACGAATAGGCAATTTGCCGTTCACGGTAGCCAACGAAGGGGCGGTAACGACAGGTTGCAACAATCTTACGTCTCCATCTAGTACCATTGTAGGAGCCCTCTCTGTGGCTACCACCGCTGAGATTAAACTTATAAGCATAGCAACAGCGACAGGAGCTGCAAATGATCTAGCAATGGATACTGCGGTTACAAACCTTTGGCTTCAAGGGCATTATTACATCTAGATTGCAAGCCCGCAACGGCTTAAAACTACGGCCTAAATCTGCTACGTCTGGAGGACGTTTCTAATGGCTACGTTTACTGAACGCCAAGAGCACAAGATCGAAGTCCTGCCCCCATACTCCATCCTTCAATGCCGTCGTACGGACATTGTGGAAAGGGATGGCGTGGAAGTCGGCAAGACCTACCACCGTCACGTCCGCGTTCCTGGTGATGACATGAGCGAGGAGTGCTGCGAGATGCAGGCCATCGCCGCTGCACTCTGGACGCCTGAGGTGATCGCGGCGTATCAAGCCAGCTTGTCACAACCATCTGCTTAATGGTCTTTAATTATGCAACGAGCAAATGAAGATCAGTTCAACGAACTCCATGGGCTCGTTACAAATGAACTGATCATGCGTATTAAATCAGGCACAGCCACTACACAAGATATTAAAGCTGCTGCCGATTGGCTTTCTAAGAATAATATTACGGGTGTTCCCGTACTTGGTTCTCCACTTGCCACCCTCTTTAATAGTCTTGAATTGGAGATGGAGGATGTCGAAAGGGCCATCCGATAATGAAGATGGGGAAATGTCCACAATGCTCAGGAATCTAGCGGCTACCGCCTTCCTGGGCCTCTTTAGTTGGCATTTAATTACCCTACATAACATTGCTAAATCAGTTGAGGTGCTGGTCGAAAGAGTAAGTGCTTCTAACACAAGGATTGAGCGCCTTGAAAACGAAGTATTCTTTAAGGATCAAAACTATGGCACCCAGAAAAGCAACAACCCCTAAGCGAAGTGCTGCGTATTATCGGAGTAACCCCGAAGCTTACGCAAAGAAACTTTCTTATGATACAAAAGAAAACAAATCCCCAAAGGATCGAAAGTATCGGGCTGAACTTGCTGATGCGCGACGGAAACGTGGCGTGATGGGCAAGGGTGGCTCTGATCTTTCCCATACTAAGAGTGGCCGTTTGGTAAAGGAATCGCCCTCAAAAAATCGCGCTAGAAACGGTCACAACGGCAAGAGTACCAAAAAATGAACAAAGGAAACGCCAAGCCTCCTGGTCTTTACGCCAATATGAATGCTCGCAAGGCAGCGGGCAAAAGCCGTCCTAAGAGTAAGAGTACAATCTCTAAAGCGGCTTATGCAAACATGAAAGCAGGCTTCCCCAAAAAGAAGAAGTAAACCACACAGGATCCTTTAATGGTTCTGAAAGCCCCTTCCGATTACCTTTACAACCTTAAGGCCATGACTTCCTCTGAAGCTAAAAGAATGTGGCGCAGGTCTATCAAAGAACATTGGAATAACCAGTGTGCTTATTGTGGATCTACGGATAATCTTACTCTGGATCATATTCATCCAAAAGCTAAAGGAGGACATGACACCTCGTCTAATGTCGTACCTGCCTGTCTCAAGTGTAACCAGTCCAAAGGTTCGAACCACTGGTTATCTTGGTGGATTGGTCAAGACTGTTTTGACCACTCTAATTTCTCTAAGGTCCTTTCTTGGACAACTAGCTAGTTAACTTATTTCTTAAAACTATGTCTACTACTGCTGACTCGACTACTTACGGTGGTATTTCTAATGCCCCCGGCAAAACCGACGAAACTCAACAGAACAACAAAGTTCATACCACCGTTAATGTGTCTGATGGAGTGACTACCACCACCACTATTCCCGCTTCCTTTGGTGCTGCTGCCACCACGGTTGCTCTTAATGCCACGGTAGATGCTGCTGAGACTGCTATCCGTACCGTTCGTGCTACCCGTGTTAAGCCTTCCACCCTGCCCACGGCAAAGGTGACTGGTACTGCTACCCGGCGGGAAACTGGCTGTATTGCCACTTTTGGTACCCGTGTCAACGGTACTGGTTATACTCCTGGTACTTATACCAACGTTGCCCTGAGTGGTGGCTCTGGTTATGGCGCTACTGCTAACCTGACTGTCAACGGTTCTGGTCATGTATCTGCTTCTACGCTGGTTAGGGGCGGTCAATGGTATCAAGTTGGTGATACTCTGTCCTGCGATCTGATTGGTGCTGGTACGGCCTTTGCCCTGCCCGTGGCAACCATTACCCAAGGTTGATTGTTATGGCTCCTAAAAAGAAAGGTCCGTCGATGCTGGAAAGTCAGCGTCGCAAACTGATGATGCAAAAGATCGCCAAAGGTGGCGTTCAAAAGAGTGGAGTAAAGAAGCCTGCTCCTGCTGCTAAACCTACTATGGCATCTCCTCGTGCCATTACAAACGGCAGCAGCGCAACCATGCGTCAAATCCGGGCCAAGGCTGTTCAGGCTAACCGTCAAGCGCAAGGCAAGCCCGTGATGGGTGGAACCAAAGGTAGGGCAACCGTTCTTCCTAACTCTGCTCGTGCTGGCAAGAATCTGATCAAGGAAGGTGCTCAACGGCTCCGTACTATTGGAGACAGTGGCCAAGTACGCGCAGCCGCTGAACAGGGTCGAAAGGCTATGGAAGCTGCCCAGCGTAACCGTGCTCGTCGTGCTGCTGGTGTCGGTAAAGGTGCTAAAGAAATGGCAGCTTTGAAAGGAGGAGCACGGGTTCTTGGTAGGGCTGCTCTTCCTGTTGCTATTGGTGCTCAAGCAATGGACGTAGCAAGTGGATTTCAAAGGCTTGCTAATAGCCCCTTTCTCAAGGGTCGCTCTAAACCTGCTGCTGCTAAACCTGCTACTCCTAAGGGTCCGACTGCTGCTCAACGGGCATCCATGGATTCTCAGGAACGTAAAGCACGAGCCAAAAACGAAGCCCGCAAAAAAGCCGCTGGTTCTTCCGCAGCAACCCCCAACACCGCTGCGTCGTTTGATGATGCGTTTAAGGACGCTCGTCGTGCCAAGGTTAAAACTTTCACCTGGCGTGGTAAGAAGTATACCACCGAGATGAAATAGTTATGCCCCGTAAACCAGCAAATAAAATTAGCAAAGGCCGCACGCCTAAACCTGCTGCTAATAACATTAAAAGCGTTATTAAATCCGAACAAAAAGGAAGAATTCGAGACTTGCAAAATAGACTCTCTGCTGTTCGTAATAAACTTCCAGTAGGCTCTAACGCAAATAATGCCGTCTTTAATCGTGGAAACATGATGGGTGGCAAATCATTAAAAGGAATTAGCGCAAGTGGCGCTGTATTAAATGCTGCTAGTCCTGCTGTCCGCAAACTTGGAACAGCAATGGGTACAAAACTCGGCAAAGCTCTTAAACCAGTAGGCCGAGTTATTGATAAAACTTTGGGAACCAAACCCAAAAAGAAAAAATAATTATGCCCCTAAATAAAGGTAAATCTCAAAAGGCTGTGTCTAAAAACATCAGCAAGCTTTCCAAGGAAGGCTACCCAAATAAACAAGCCATTGCTATTGCCCTTTCCAAAGCTGGGAAGAGCAAGAAGCGTAAATAGCCGTAATCGGGTCCTGTATGCCCCTACAGGGCCCTTCCACCCCATCTTAGGTATATCGTATCGTATGATTAAAAACAACGTACTTACAAACGATTCTAAGCTGTGTCCAACATGCCAGCAAATTCTTCCACTTGCTCAGTTCTGCTCAAACAAACAACGTTGGGACGGTTTAAGTTATGACTGTCGCAAATGTACATCTCATAGATGCAGAGAAAACCACCAACGTCTTAAGCAAGATCCAATTAAATACAAAGAGTATCTTGCAAAAGAAAGAAATCGCCATTTGAAACGTAATTTTGGTATTACTGCCGAAGATTATGACCAAATGCTGTCTTCCCAAAATGGAGGCTGCGCGATCTGCGGAGCGACAGAGTGCTCATCTGGAGTGGCTTTAGCCGTCGACCACTGCCACAGAACTGGCACAGTGCGTGGAATACTCTGTCGAGACTGCAATACTACTCTTGGAAAATTTAATGATGACCGCAACCGCCTTCTCAAAGCAATCGAATACCTTGACAGAGCAGAAACTGAAGGAAGACTTTAGTCTGTTTTTAAGACTAGTTTGGAAATCTTTGGATTTGCCTACTCCAACAAGGGCTCAACTAGCAATGGCTCGCTACCTTCAACACGGAGGAAAACGTATTCAACTTCAGTGTTTTCGGGGACTAGGTAAAAGCTGGGTTACAGCTGCCTTTGTGCTATGGAACCTATTTAGTGACAGAGACAAAAAGATTATGGTTGTATCAGCCAGCAAACAACGGGCTGATGACTTTTCGATTTTCTGTCAAAAGGTGATTATTGATGTGGTGTGGCTTAACCACCTTGCCCCACAAGATGACGACCAACGGTGGAGTCGAGTCTCTTTTGATGTTGCCGGGGCACGTCCTGCTCAAAGTCCGTCCGTTAAAAGTGTTGGGGTTACTGGCCAGTTGACCGGCTCTCGTGCCGATATTCTGATCGCCGACGATATTGAAACTCCCTCAAATTCAGCCACCGACATGATGAGGGAAAAACTCCTCCAACTTGTCACTGAGTTTGAATCAGTCCTAACACCCAAAAAAGATAGTCGCATTATCTTTCTTGGCACGCCTCAATCTTGCTTTACAATCTATAATTCACTTAGAGAGCGTGGCTATGTCCCAATGGTGTGGCCAGCCCGGTATCCAAAAGAGCTGACTGGATACGAAGATGTTCTTGCTAAGGAACTTCAGGCAGATATTGAAGAGTATGGCCTTGAAAATTTAGCTTGGCGACCCACAGATACCCGCTTTTCGGAGATCAACCTTCTTGAGAGAGAACAGTCAATGTCTCGGAGCAACTTCATGCTCCAGTTCATGCTGTCCACCAGCCTTAGTGACGCTCTTAAGTTCCCCCTCAAGCTTAGTGACTTCTCAGTTCTTCCCTTGGATCTTGAAAAGGGTCCGTCTGATCTTGTCTGGGGTGCCGACAAAGAGACTCTGCTGGATCTGCCTGCTGTCGCTCTCCCTGGAGATAGATGGCACCGGCCTAAGGCGGTTTCGGAATTTGTCCGTTACGGGGAAACCATTGTGGCCGTTGATCCGTCCGGACGAGGAAAAGACGAGACTGTTGCCGTAATCCTGAGTCAAATTAACGGGTTCCTTTTCATTCGGGACATCTTTGCTAGTCAAGACGGATACTCCGACAAGACCCTCTGCGAGATCCTACGACGGGCAAAGCGATACTCCGCTACCTCCTGCCTCATCGAATCTAACTTCGGTGATGGGGCCATCATGGAGCTGATGAAGAAACACGCTCAGGAAATGAAGGTCGGTATGAACTTTGAGGAGGTTCGCGCAACTACCCGTAAGGAAGACCGCATCATCGACACCTTGGAGCCCGTCCTGAACCAACATAGGTTAATCATCGACCAACGACTCATTGACTGGGACTACCGGAGCAACCCCGACCAAGCCCCCGAGGAACGCCTACCCCGGATGTTGATGTATCAATTGACGAGAATGTGCCGCGAAAAGGGGGCCGTTAAGCACGATGACCGCGTTGACGCCCTAGCCCTTGGCGTGAAGTACTTTCAGGATGTCCTTGCTATTTCCGCCCAACAGCAGGCCATCGATCATTCCCGACAACAATGGGCAAACATGGTTGACGGGTTCCTTAACGCACCTACGTTAGCTACGGATTTGCTGGTCGCGGGAAGCACCTTCGACGAACCCATAACCCACGAAGAAGGACCCATTTTTACTTGGATCTAAATTTCTTGAAACCCCTTGCTACCACTGGCCCCTAGAGAAGGTGCTCTTTATTACCCAGGGAAGTGGTGCTCCTTGGGCGTGGAAACAGCGACAAGCTGAGGGGGGAGACTACAGAGGGGGGTCTCTCCTTTCGGTCTTCTCCCTCTCTTAGACCTAGCTCCACAATTAACCATTCCCGTCAAATTGTAAACCCAGAGGGACGGGTATGGGGTATGGACGGATCGGGTCCCCCTTCGGGGGGATTCGACACAAAAAGTAGAGGAGACATATATTAGACAGTAGATGCGAAGCCTACTGTTGGATATATTGTTAATTATCTTAATTAATAATAATAATATTAATAATATTAAGATTAATAATATTAAGATTAATAATATTAAGATTAATATTGTTCTTAAAAAGAATGTATCACGATAGGTAGCGATGTGATACATAGCGACCTATTACGATACAGCTGTTATAGAAAGAAAAATATCAATAATAACTAATACTACTAACACTACTGTTTTCTTTAGCAATGGCACCCGACATTAAACAACCCTTTGAATCTCCTAACGCTTCTAAGGTACGTCTCATCTGGATTACCCCAGCAGCAGAACACACTATTGAATATTGTGCAAGAGTCAGTAATCCCAAAGGCCAACAGACGTTGGATACAACAGGGAAGCTACTCAGGTATCTTGTTAATCATAACCATTGGAGTCCATTTGAGATGGCCTCTGCGTGTGTGGAGATTAATACCACAAGAGACATCTCAGCACAAATTCTCCGTCACAGGAGCTTCTCGTTTCAGGAGTTCTCTCAGCGGTACGCGTCTACGGTAGATGGACTAGGTGGTCTGGAAATTCCGCATCTCCGTCGCCAGGATCTGAAGAACCGTCAGGCTTCCCACGACGACCTTTCTCGGGAGGAGACGCAGGCCTTCTATCGACGAATCAGTTCCGTGTTTGAGGACCTGGAGCATCTTTACCAGGAAATGCTGAGTTGTGGGATTGCTAAGGAGTCAGCAAGAAAGATTCTTCCAATGAATAGTCCTACTCGGCTCTATATGTCGGGAACAATTAGGAGCTGGATTCATTACCTGAGTGTACGGCGTTCCCAAGAAACACAACTGGAACATCGACAGATTGCTGAACAGATCTATCAAGTCCTTAACAAAGAGATGCCTAACCTATGGGAAGTGATCAGCTGAAACTTAATGAGTTTCGTAAGTTCTATCTTGTGATGAGGAAGGGTTTGCCTGATTGGGCGGCCTTTCTTCTTCTTGGATTTCTGGTGTGGGTTGAAGGGAAAACAATTAACAGACGAATAACCAACACCATTGATAAAGCTATTGAACAATATGAAAAGATTGACCCACCTATTCCTGTTGTGTCGCCTCCTGTTTATTCCGAATCTGGTAGTGACTTCTTTGATGAGATGCGTCTCACTGCGCCCTGGGCGGTCCAGGAAGACCCCTCCGACCCTCCGTAGGTGACATAGCACCTCCGGCCTCTCGGAGGGCCCTTCTGGAGGCTTCTAGGTGTCACTCATGATTTTTGACACAAATTTCTAAAGTCCTTACGCATGTACGGCGCCGCCAGAATCCCCCCATGCCCCCCTTCGCGCGGAGAAAACGCGCCGGCCCGCGTGGGTTCGTGTCCAATTCCGTGTCCAAACCGCTGTGGACAGGGCCAAACCCCTTGCTATCACTGGGCTGCGTCACTGCTTGAAAGACAGATACGCAAGGTTTTGGACAGGGATAGCAGTACGGATGTACCAGGTGCTACATATAACGCGGGCGCGTGTAGTACGCGTGTTCTTATTATCAAAAAATCTGTGCGATTCGCAATAACGCTTCCTTATTGAGAATATTAAGATATCTGGTTGGTTCTTGACCCTTGGGCCTGTTAGGCCCTACCTTGGGTTCATCGGTGAGGGAAGCGGGAACGCCACCTGCCCATCCCAACCGACAGGGCCAGCATCAATACGATCCGGTCCGCCCTTTGTTTCAAACTGTTAACAACCTGCCAACCTGAGACCTGCTAGGGCTTAGGGTGAGCACCGAACCTAGACAACCGAATAACAGGCGCAACAGGCCAAGTAGGTCAATGCTGCCGCACCTATCTTCCCGGTGAACCTTCAGGGACTGGTGTGGGTTAAAGCAACTGAAAGGGCGCGCCATTGCTGCATCAACCGCCCTAGCACGGCCAGCCGTGTGACTACAGGAATGTAGTCTCTCCAGCTTCATTAGCTGGCTAGGGTATTGCCTGACACTGAGTCGGGCACACATTCACAATGGCCAACCTTAACGACGCACTCACCGCTCGTTTCACCGATGCTGACGAGATCCGCGACATTGCCAACCATAACTGTGCTGGCGGTGTTAATAGCTTCATCTGGAACTATGAAGTAGCCGAGTTTTTCGATCAGTATGAAGAAGAAATCTATTCTTACCTGAATGATTGCGAGATGTCCATGATTGATTTTGTGGATCGTAACGGTGGTTCAACTATTACAACCCTCAAGGTTAACATGGTATGGGCTACTGTTAAACTATGGTGCCAAGCCCAACAGATGGTCAATGAAATGGAAGCTATTGCATCCTGATTGTTACAAATAGGGGAGAGTTAATCGCCTCCCCTTTCTGTAACCATTAAGGTTACATCAACAACCGCACTACTCATTATGTTTGCAATCTATTCCAAGGTTAACAATGTTGTTAGAGTTCACTACTCTCATTTAACCGAAACAATGGCTGACAACGAAGTAGATCGCCTCAATTCTAATCTCAATGCTAATGGCCAGATAGCTGTCTATTGGTCAGAACAACATCATCCAGATTGTGTCTTTGTCATTAACTAATCACCATGAAACAACCAGCCTATTTCCGGATCACCACTAGCTACGGCAACGTTCGGTGTTATCCTGTGGACGCTACTGCTAAGCTACTGTGTGAGTTGAGCGGATTTAAAACACTATTGCCCACCACTTTGGGCATCATTGAGGAACTTGGCTTCGAGTGCCTTAATGAGGTTAATGAGTCCACGATCACCCCTTCGCAACTCTACTAGACCAATGAGAGCCAACACGCGCCACATTTCTGGGATGCTTCAATTAGCTAGCCAAGGAGACATTATCTCAGGGTTAGAATGGTATCAACGCGCCTATGACCTAGCGTTACGCTTCATCCATGCTTACGATGGATTGACAATGGGTCAAGCCGTAGGAGTCATCGCAGCCCTATCACCAAACAACAAGTGGGAAAGGAATTGTATTGATGCTGAGGCTATGATTAAAACATGGCACATTCAGGGAGACTACAGCCTAATCAAGGTATGTACATTCAACCCCAACAAAGCAAAGGCAATTGCTATTCTCAGTTTGGATATGGAATCAGCAGACACTGAGGCCATCCCAACTATCCTGAGTGGGCAGAAGGTTGTTGCATTCTATCGGTCAATCATGGGTGATAAGAATGCTGTCTGTGTTGATGGTCATGCTTACGCTATCTTTATCGGTGAGCGTATTCCTACAACAAAGACCCCCAGCATCACGCCTAAATTGTTTGAGACTATTCAACGCGCCTATCAATTAGTGGCAAAGCGTAGTGTAGAACTGTGCGGAGTAGAATTGTCACCTACTCAAGTTCAGGCTGTCACATGGGTAACCTATCGGAGGCTAATCAAATGAGCTATTTTCTCAACACTTATGAACTTGATGAGTGGTATGAACGGGCAGAGGATGATGCGTATGCTAGTGACAATGAAGACGACGAGGAATCCGACAATGATGATTAAACCCATCACCAATCTATTCTTGTTCCTAATTCCTCTCACGATCACTTATGCTATCATCTCCGATCTTGGCAAGCCCGGCAATCATT